AACTACGGAGACTTTACTCGTCTCACCGAACCAGATCACCCTATTCGATCTGCTGGCATCGACCTCCTCGTCGGCGGCACTCCCTGCCAAGCCTTCTCCGTCGCCGGCCTCCGACGCGGGCTCGCCTACCCTCGAGGGGGCCTTACGCTGGAGTTCGTCCGACTGGCGCAAGCACTGCGTCCTCGCTGGATCGTCTGGGAGAACGTCCCTGGCGTCCTGTCACAGGACGGAGGACGGGCTTTTGGAGCCTTCCTCGGGGCGCTGGGCGAACTCGGGTATGGGTGGGCCTACCGAGTGCTGGACGCACAGTACGTCCGAGTGGACGGCTACCCTCACGCCGTCCCACAGCGGCGACGCCGTGTGTTCGTTGTCGGATGTGCTGGAGGCGACGCATCTCGTGCCGCAGCGGTTCTACTTGAGCCAGAGGGCGTGCGAGGGGATCCTCCGACGCGCCGAGCGACGCGGCAAGACGCTGCCCCCGATGCTGCTGGTGGCTTTACAGTCTGCGGCACGCTCTCCGATGGAGCGCACCACGGAGGAGGGTTGAACGGACAGGACGCCTACACCGGACGCATCCTACCGGTGGCCTCGACCTACGCCAAGACGCACAAGCCGATGTCGAATGAGGACGCAGAAGGATGGTCGCCGCAGGACCACAGCCCGACGATCACCTATTGGCCTCGCGACCGCAGCGATGCGGGTACGGATGTCGCGGTCGTGCAGCCGTACAACGAGACACCGTGGGATGCTCAAGAGAAGCGGATCCACGACGTGCGCCGCGGCCTATCTCCGACACTGTCTAGCCGTAGTAACGGTGGCGGAACGGTGGATGGATGGTTCGCCGTGCAGCCGATGTCCGTCCGTCGCCTCACTCCCATCGAGTGCGAGCGCCTGCAAGGGTTCCCGGATGGGCACACCGCCATCCCGTGGAAGGGCAAGGCGGCGAGCGAGTGCCCCGATGGGCCGCGGTACCGTGCGTTGGGCAACAGCATGGCTGTGAATGTGATGCGGTGGATCGGGCGACGCATCGAGATGGTCGAGGGGGCCTAGTACACCTCGGCGGGTGCGCGTGCTATCCTCAGCGCGCACCCGTCCCACAGGAGTCCCCAGATGTCCAAGCTCGCCGAGTTCATGCAGGATCGTTCCCTCGAGCACAACGCCTCCGTCAACGGCGTGATCACCACGAAGCGCAACGTCACCGGCCACCCGGCCGCGAAGGTCGGCGGGCAGATCTACGCCGTGCAGAGCTCCACGATCACGAACACGACCGCCGCCACTTCGTTCGGCAGCGTCTCGCTCCCGGCCAGCTCGCTCACCGCGGGCACGCACATTCGCGTCATGGCGCTCGGGACCATCGTCGGGCAGAACAGCACGGACACGTTCGGCGTGGTGCTCAAGCTCGGGTCCTCGACCATCACCACCATCGCCGCGCGCGACCCGGCCACGAGCGACGTGTTCCACCTTCGCGCGGACATCCTCGTGCGTAGCACTGGGGCCTCGGGCGCCGTGCGTGCGGCCAGCGAGCACCTCTTCGCCGCCGCGGGTGGCTACGTGGCTGGCGCCGAGGTCGTGGGCACGGCGAGCGTCACGGTCGACACGACCGCGGCGAACGTGCTCGACCTGATCGGCACGTGGAGCGTCGCGAACGCCGGTAACGTCGCGCGCCTCGACGCCATGACCGTCGAGATCATCGGGTAGACGGTGGGTTGACGGCGCGTGGGTGGGCGTTAGTCTGTTCACGTCCTCGCAGGGACGCGGGAGTCATGACCCGCTCGCGGGGGGCGCTAAGCCCCCCGCTTCTCCCCTGCGATAAGACCTGCGAGACATCGTGAACATGCTCTACGCGCTGCGGTACGCAGCGTCAGGGATGCGCGTGCATCCCCTCTACGAGGTCGACCCGGAGACGCAGAGGTGCGCGTGCTACCGGGGCACCGACTGCACCGAGAAGCAGCGGGGCAAGCACCCGCGGCTAAACGGTTGGCAAGACAAGGCGACGACCGACGAAGCGCAGATCCGTAAGTGGTGGCGCTCGAACCTGCGGGCCGGCGTTGGGATCGCGACCGGCGCGGCCTCGAAGGTGTGGGTCCTCGACGTGGACGGGCCTGAGGCTATGGCGTGGTACGACGCGCAAGCGAAGCAACACGGACTAGTGCATACACTCGGCGTCAAGACCGCGCGGGGCGCTCACCTGTACTGGCGTTACCCCGAGGGCGTGACGATCCGCAACGCGCAGGGCCTGCGCGCAGCTGGGGCGCCGAACGTCGATGTGCGAGGTGATGGCGGGTACGTCTGCGCGCCGCCGACCGTCCACCGCAGCGGGCACGTGTACGAATGGGTGCGCGAGGATGGCTTCGCCCAGGAGCCGCAGCTCGCGCCCGAATGGTTGCTCGAGCTCGTGAAGGAGAGGCCGAAGCCGGTAGCGCCGAAGATCGAGCCGCCGACGCGCGCCATGAGCGTGCGCGAGGTGACGGCGCTCTTCCGGCACGCTGCGGATACGGACCCAAGCGTGCGGGAGCAGATCGGACACAAGGTGCGCGGGTCGTTCCACGCAGCGTCTAGGCCCTACTTCGACGACATCACGTGCCCACGGTGCGGGCGCCCCGAGGTGTGGTTCTACCTCGACGGCGGCCCGGCCGTTTGCCATCATCAGAACTCGTGCGATTGGGCTGGCCCGATCACCTCTCTCTGACCTACAGGAGCTTCCATGACTGCGGAACAGATGGCCGAGATCCTCGGCGTGACCATGACGGACGAGCGCAACCCGACTACCTGGGCGCTCCTCGACAAGAGCGACCCGCTGCGCGACAAGGCTACCGGCGCGATCGTGCGCGAGGGCAAGCCGAAGCCGCACCTCGCGAACATCCAGACGATCCTCGCGAATGACCCGAAGTGGTCCTCGGCGATCTGGCGCTGTGACCTGCGCCGCCGCGTCACGCTGCACGGCGCGGTCATGTACGACGAGGACGAAGCCGAGGTGAGCCGACTGCTCGCCACGACCTACGGAATCAACGCGCCGACCTCGGTCGTGTCCGAGGCGCTGCGGTGGATGGCGGCGAAACAGCGCCGGCACCCAGTGCGCGAGTGGCTCGCCGACCTAAAGTGGGACGGCGTGCCGCGCCTCGACCGATGGCTGGTCACCTACTGCGCTGCGCCAGATACCGACCTCGTGCGCGTGATGGGGCGCGCGTGGATGGTGCAGGCGTGCGCGCGTGCGATCGAGCCGGGATGCAAGGCCGACGCTGTGCTGATCCTCAAGGGCGTGCAGGGCTGCCGCAAGAGCACCACGTGCGCCGTGCTCGGCGGCGCGTGGTACCGCGACTCCGACCTCGACCTGTCCAGCAAGGACAAGTATCAGCAGCTCGAGGGGGCGTGGATCTACGAGCTCTCCGAGATGGACGCGATGCGCCGCTCCGACGCGCGCGCGCTGAAGGCGTTCGTGTCTTCGCAGACCGACAGCTACCGACCGTCCTACGGGCGCAACACGCAGGACGTTCCGCGCTCCACGGTGTTCATCGGTACGACGAACGATGAAGAGTTCCTCGTCGACCCGACCGGCTCTCGCCGCTACTGGGTCGTCGAGGTCGGGCACTGCGACCCCGAGGCCCTCGAGGCCGACCGCGAGCAGCTGTTCGCCGAGGCCGTGGTTGCGACGCGCGCCGGCGAGAAGTGGCACCTTCCAGACGACCTAGAGACAGAGCGCGCCGCTCAAGCCGAGAGGTACACGCCGGTCGACTCCTGGGAGAGCCCAATCGCAGAGTGGGTCGCGACTGAGAGGGAGTTCACGCTCGATACGCTCTGGCGCCGCGCGCTGGGGCACGAACGGTCAGACGCCAACAGGAACGACGACATGCGTATGTCGACCATCCTGCGCCGGTTGGGGTTCACCAAGGACCGCCGTCGCGCTCGTGATGGTAGCAAGACTCGCGAGACGGTGTGGTTCCCCGCCTAGTCCGTCCACACCTGTCCATACCTTCGCCGGAGGTGTGGACACTCTACGATGCGCGCCCCATCGGCATTGTCCATACCGTCCATACCTACCATACCTTTTCTTAAGACTATCGGTAGATAGAGACTGTAGAGAGTACGGAACACGCGCGGCGGTGTGGACAGGTGTGGACAAACCTCTACGATGCGCGCCCCATCAGCTTTACAGCCGTCCATACCTCGGCGCGACAGGTGCGGACACGAACTCAGAACGACAGGAGACTCCATGACCCCAGCAACCGGCACCTGCCTGACCTGCGAACGCTGGCAGCGGGGATGCACGGCGACCACGATGCACGCCGAGCGGTGGCGCACCGATTGGGCACGGCCCACGCCCTCGGGCCTCGCACGGGTGTTCGACGACGCGCCGCCGTGTCCCTCGCACGTCGAGGTGCGGCGCCGCACGCCTTACGGCGAGGTGCCTAAGGCGCAGCGCATCGGGGCAAGGTTGACGCGGCGTGACCCCGCGCG